TCTACTTTGTATCCCAAAGCTTCATTCTTTTCCTTATCCATTACTTCTTTGATGTCACCGATAACTGTTTCTCCAGTTTCCAATACCAATAACTTTATACTCATTTTACTTATTCCACATGTGTTATAATTGTACAGTATAACCCGTCTTCTGTCAAGTTGTCTTATGACGATAAATATGTTATACTAGAGTTATTTAGATCTGAAAAAATGAGCGAATCTGGAAAAGGCTTTGCGGATACTACACCAAAAGAGATATCCCCTGATGTGATATATGTTAATGAGGAAGGAAAACCTGTATCATATGGACATAAAACACCTGTTTTAAAACAGCATCCTGATAGGGAAACCCCACCTCTACTGAAAGACATTCCTTTATATGAGTTAGTGCAAAAGATTGAGAAGAAGCATGGGTATGATTTGAATATGGTTGTTGAAGCTTTCTTGAAGAATCAATCAGAAGATAATGAGCATATTCGTGATAGTGATATTCTAGAAGATGGTATGGTAAGAGCTGATGAAATATATTGGTATTGTGAATTCCAAGATCAGAAGAAAATATTTGACCACATTGCTGCTGTTGAATCGTGGTTCTTAGAAGAAGTAGTATACAATCCTGAAATCCCATATACACGACCAGAGGAACCAGTTAGTAATGAAGCATGATTTAACAACAGAAGCACAAATACATGAGGTATTTCCTAAAGTAGTTTGTCGTCACGATAACATAGGTCTGGATTTGATTCCAGGAATGCTTGAGATGATGGAAGACATTAGAGATCAGACTGCTGGTAATTCAGCTCTTAATGTAAATTCATCCCATACCACTATAGAAACTCTTCATAGACTACCTATATTCAAAGATCTAAGTAAAGAAATTATTAGGGTTGCTAGAGGATTTATGGTTGAATATGGATATGATAATAAGAGGATAGCTGATTTATTCATGGCTGGTATGTGGTTCAACCATTCAAATAAAGGAAATTTTATCTTCCCTCATATCCATCATGGAGGATTTCTTTCATGTGCTTTTTATCTAAAAGCAGATCCAGAAAAACATAATATTGTTTTTTATGATTTTACTAAGAACATAATAGAAGACCCTTATTCATATAATGATCTAAGCTCAGAAGTTTTTTCTTTACCCTGTAAACCTGGTAGACTCTTAATATTTCATTCAGATTTTCCTCATGGTGTTCCTTTACAAGAACATGACGAAGAAAAAGTCGTTGTATCATGTAACATGATACTGAGAAATGTACCTAGTTTGGAAGGTAGAATGGCTTGAAGCTAAATACCATTAGGAAACTATTGGTATTCGTATGGCTGCTCCTAGCACGAAGGCTGAGTTTAAAGATTACTGTTTGAGACAGTTAGGTGCTCCAGTCTTAGAAATTAATTTAGATGATGATCAGATTGATGATCGGATAGATGATGCTCTCCAATATTTCCACGAGAGGCATTATGATGGATCTGAGAAGATGTATCTTAAGCATAAGTTTACAGAAGATGATGTAACTAGGTTTACAACTCAGAACGAAACAGCATCAACTGCTGCACCTGATGCAACAGGATGGGAGAATAGAAAGAATTTTTTAGAGATACCAGAACATGTATTTGGTATCTCTAGGGTTTATGGTATCAGTTCAAGCTTTGTTCGTAATAGTTTGTTCGGACTAAACAACCAGTATTATTTGATGGACTTGTTTTCCTATACTTCAGGAACAGGTCTTGCTTTTGGTGGTGTTGATATGGTCAACTACTACATGGTTAAGCAACACTTCGAGACTATTGATATGATTATCAATACAGGATCTCTAGTAGGTTATAGATTTAATACCAGAGCAGATAGACTGTATATTGATATTGATCCAGATAGAATAGTTAAAGATCAGATGCTGATTATAGATTGTATGAGGGCATTAGATCCAGCAACATACACACAGGTCTGGGATGACTATTTCCTTAAGAAGTATGCTACTGCTTTACTCAAAAAACAGTGGGGTCAGAACTTAATTAAGTTTAATGGAGTTCAACTTCCTGGTGGAGTAAGTATAAATGGTATGCAAATATACAAAGAAGCATGTGAAGAAATTGATGAGCTTATGGAGAAGTCCATCAGCACATTTGAGTTACCACCTATGGATATGATAGGATGAAGAAGGTATACTTTCCTCAACACGGTGGTGTTACCACTGAACAGAATCTAGTACAGGACTTGGTTGATGAACAAATCAAGTTGTTTGGTACTGATGTTTACTATATTCCTAGGAGTATGCTTAGGGATAAGACTCTTGGTGAGGTAGTACATTCTGAGTATAACCAAGCATATATGATAGAGATGCTACTAGTTAATGTTGAAGGGTTTGGTTCTCCATCTGAATTTATCAGTCAGTTTGGTGTAAGGATTACTGATGAGATTAAGTTTATTCTCTCTAAGAGAAGATGGGAGCAGTCTGTAGTACCTTCTGTTGGTCTTACTATTACTGATAGACCCAATGAAGGAGACTTAATATACTACCCACTAACAGAGAACGCATACGAGATTAAGTTTGTTGAGAGAGAAACTCCTTTCTATCAATTAGGAAAACTATATTACTATGAGATCACTGCTGAGATCTATGAGCAGGGTTCTGATGAGTTTGATACTGGTATAGCAGAGATTGATGAGATAGAGTTAGAGAACACATATGTTACTACACTATCTCTAAGTGCACCACGTACCACTGCTACTATGACTGGTACATTACAAAGTGGTAATTTGAATAGTGTTACAATTGATGGTGGTGGTAGTGGATATAGGTCTGCACCTTTGATTACAGTTTCAGATCCACCTGATGTTGCTGGAGGTGATATAGTTGCTACTGTAGAATGTACTGTTTTAAATGGTACTGTTAATACTGTTACTATTACTGATCCTGGTACTGGATATACTACTGCACCTACAATAACTGTTGCTGCACCTGCCTTATCTGTTGATTTCCAAGCAAGAGAATATATTGTTGCTGGTAACTTCCAGAATCAAGGTGGTGATAGGATATGGGCAGCACAAGGTGATGGTACTATCTTTGTAGAACATGCTGCTAGTTTTGATCCTATCTTTGCTACAACAACTCTAGTTAAATATTTCTTCTGGAATTTTGAAGATCTTAGATTAAAGTATCGTTACACATATACTGGTGAGACTCCAACAACAACTAAGGGTGAGTTCTACTATGATGCTGCTAATAGCAGATATGTTATTAATGCTTATGAGACTACAACTACTAGTGGTCAGAGAGCTCAGTTGTTTGATCTTGCTACCAATACTATAGGTGAGGTTTCTGGTTGGAATGGAGGAACCTTAGAGCTTGCTATGATGAATAAGTCTGGTGACTTCCTAGATGGTGACTTGATTAGAGGGGTAGATTCTAATGCCCTATATACATTAGGATCCTTTAGTACGATTGATAATACTAATTCTGACTACGACCAGAATAAAGCATTTGAAACTAGTGGGGATGAATTAATTGATTGGGGTGAAGAGAATCCCTTTGGTGAATTTGGTAATTTTACAGGTAGCTTCTGATGTTAGGAACACATTTTTATAACGAAACAATTCGTAGAACCGTTATAGGGTTCGGTACTCTTTTTAATAACATCGAAATTAAAAAGAAAGACCCACTCAACAATGAGGTAATAGAAACTGAGAAAGTAGCATTAGGTTATGGTCCTAAGAATAAGTTTCTTTATCGTTTATTTGAAAACCCTAAGACCCAAAAGGTTGCTATTACTATGCCTCGAATGTATTTCGAGATGACTGGTATTGATTATGATTCAGCAAGAAAGACTAGTCCAGTAAGAAAATATAAAAATGTTGTACAGGGTGATGGTAAGGAGGTAAGAGTACAGTATGTACCAGTACCATACACTCTAGGATTTGAACTTGGAATACTATCTAAGGATCAGGATACAGGATTACAAATATTAGAACAGATATTACCATACTTCCAACCAGCTTTTAATATCACTCTGAACATGGTTCCTGATATGAGTGAGAAGAAAGATGTTGCTATCACTCTTAACTCGATCAACATGGAAGATGAGTGGGATGATAGTTTCTTAGAACGTAGGTTGGTAGTATACACATTACAATTTACTGCTAAGACATTCCTATATGGTCCTTACAACAAGGCAGATATTATTCGTAAGGCAACTGTATATGAGTCTGTTGGTGATAAGGCAGTTGGTAGACGTGCTGTTAAGATGGAATATACACCTAAAGCTAAGACAGATAAGAATCAAGATGGACAGATTGATGCTAATGATGATATACTAGTAACACCTGATGATGATTTTGGATTTAATAGTGGGTTTGAAATATTATGAGCGATCAAATATTTGAAAAGAATATGGAAGAGATCTTTGATGTTGATGTATCCAACACACCTGAAGGTGGTTGTGCTAAACGTAAGGATCAACTTAGAGATGTCTCAGAGGACAGGGATAAGGACTATGAATATACCAGAGGGGAATTGTATAGTCTCATAGATCAAGGTCAGGAGGCAGTCAGAGGGGCGTTAGAGGTTGCACAGGAGTCAGGGCATCCAAGAGCATATGAAGTTGCTACAAACGCCATGAAGCAGGTAGCAGACATGACTGATAAACTCATGGATCTACAAAAGAAAGTTAAGGATCTAGATGAAGATAAGAAAGGTCCAAGTAAGGTTACAAACAATGCTATGTTCGTAGGTTCTACAGCAGAGCTTCAGAAGATGTTAAAACAAATGAACGGTGGTAAACGATAGCAAATATACTATATTATGGAAGCATGTAACCCTTGGCCAATAATCTTTAGAAAAAAATACGACTTTGATTTTGAGAATAAGTTAAAGACTAAGGTCATAGATTCTCTTAAAGCATCGGATCAGTTTATAAAATCAATGAATGTACCTACACCAGAGAAAAATGGTGGTGTTACTTCTGTTGTTTTGTCTATGAATCCAGAATATTCTGATCCACATGAATGGCCAGAGTTTGCTGAGTTTGAACAATTCGTTATGCGATCTGCTACAGAGGTAATACGCAAATGGAATTGTGATCCTGGTTGTCACAGATCAGTCATGAAATCATGGATTAATGTTCACCCCCAAGGGGCTTATACAATGGAACATAATCATTTTGGAGCTTTTATAGCAGTTGCTGCTTATTTGTATGTTCCAAAGAACGGTGGAAATCTTTTAGTGAAGAATCCATTAACTCCTTATAAGTTTTCAGAACCAATGCATCGTCAATATTTTAGTGAGCCTGAAGGTAGGGATGGAATGGAATGGTCACCAATAGAAGTTACTACAGGAGATGTAATATTCTTTCCAGGATGGTTAAACCATAAGACAGAGAAAAATATGTCCAAAGAAAATAGATTTGTTATGTCTTGGAATCTATCTTATGCAACTGATGATCAAATGGGAGTAATACATAAGAATAAATATTCAAGGAGACCTGCGAGTAACTAATGGCCTATCAAAGAAACGATGTTAATTGTGATCCTGTTGGATCTCAACCAGGAAGTAGTACAGTAAACTGGTTCTCTGGTAGTGAGGGTTGGACTACTGTAACCTTCAAGAATTGGAATGCAGACTTCCAAGCAAGGACTGTAGATAACAGTACAAGAACACCTGGAACCTTTCAAGCACGAACGGTCAACAATTCAACACGTACCCCTGCACCTTACCAGAGGTATGATATAACTAATAATGCAGTCCAGGACGGTTAATATTATGCAGTTTAACGAACGAGAGATGAACCGTATTTTACTAGCGGTTGAACACTACAGAGATTGTGTTCAATCTAAACCAGATGAATACGATCAACTAATAGATAAACTACATTCCTACGAAGAGGAATATGAATGTCCAGATTGTGTCCTATGCACCATTCACCAATGAAACATTACACCGTTGGTTACCATGACTATGAGTTACACACTCATGAAATCTGTGAGTATGCAGATGATTCTTACACAGCAGGTAAGGATGCTATAGAAGATGTTCCTTATCTTCATGACCATCCAAACGCAATAGATTATATTTTACTAGATGCCTGAGCAACAAAAACTTAAATTTTCTATCAGACAAGACGGTACTGTAACTGAAGAAGTTATCGGTACTGTCCGTTCTGAATGTATTTCATTGACAGAACAGATTGAGGAAAAGCTTGGAGTCTTACAGACTCGTCAATTTAAACCCGAATTTTATTCTAACAATGTCGCACTTCAGCACAATCAAAACAAAATTGAAGAACAAACCTGAACTCATAGAAGCACTTCAGCTTCTTCAGTATGATGTACAGGAAGATCAAGAGTTAATAAATCCACTAGACCATCAACATGAAAAGGTAAAGGTTGATGTTTCTATAGGAGATGATATTGGATTTCGTAGAAATTCAGAAGGTGTATATGAGTTGGTGGCTGATATACAAACCTGGAGAGATCCTATTCCACCAAAGAGATTTGTAGATAAGGTTACTCAGCAGTATGCTAGAATGACTGTACATAATACAGTTAAGGATATGGGATTTCAAGTAGAAGAAGAATGGGAGATGGATGATGGATCTATAGAACTAGTTGTTAACAGATGGGTAGGGTAATCCACTTATGTCTGAGGTCGTTTGGTCAATAAATATTATGATTGGTATCCTACTAATAGCAGTAGGTATATCAATATATTGGATTTTTAAATACGATGATTGGTATCCTAACACCAGTATTAATAGTCACTTCTCCTCTGAATCCGAACACGTTGATTCAACAGATCAGGGATCACCAGTCCCAGAAGGATAGAACTCCTATAGAGGAGATGCTAAATAATACACTTGAAGAATTTGAATATGGGCAAGATGACACCCCCAAGTCGGAAGAGTTGTTACAATTTCCGAGTTACCAAGATCAACCGAGTATTAGACGGAGACACGATAGATGTCACCATCGATCTTGGATTCGATTTATTCAAGAAAGAACGGGTAAGGATTGCTGGAGTGGACACCCCAGAGAAGAGAACCCGTGATAAAGAAGAGAAAGCACTTGGAATCGATGCAACAGAATGGCTCAAGGGACATCTCGCAGATGCTATTAAAGGTGATGACGAATTGGTTATTAGGACTGAGCTTGTTGGTGGGGTCGGTAAGTATGGTCGCCTTTTGGGCTGGCTTTACATTGGGGAGTCAGACATCTCACTCAACGAACAAATGATTACCGAAGGGTATGCTTGGGAGTATGATGGTGGTAAGAAACAAAAAGACTTTGAAGAGCTCAGAGAAATAAGGAGAGAACATGGAACTCTCTGAAGAAAACGTACTCATAGTATTAGAGGAACTTATTCCTTATATTGAAGCTGATGGTGGATACCTTCAACTTTATGATATAGAAGATGGATATGTTAAAGTAAAGTTAGGTGGTGCATGTGAGACATGTGCTATGAGTACTATGACTTTAAAGCAAGGCATAGAACGTAAACTGATGGAAGAGATTCCTGATGTTAAAGGTGTTGTACAGGTATTATAATGGCTACTGCAACTGATGTATACTTAGGTAACCCCAACCTGAAAAAGGCTGGTACTGAGATACAATTTACAAAAGAGCAAGTACAAGAATGGATCAAGTGTAAGAGTGATCCACTATACTTTGCTACGAAGTATATGCAGATTATCAACTTGGATGAAGGTCTTGTGCCTTTCTCCATGTATGATTTTCAAAAGAAAATCTTGATGGACTTTCATGAAAACAGATTCAACATTGCAAAACTCCCTCGTCAGACTGGTAAATCTACAACTGTTGTTGCTTACCTTCTACACTATGCTATTTTCAATGATAGTGTTAATATCGGTATCCTAGCAAACAAAGCTTCTACTGCTAGGGAATTACTTGGAAGACTTCAATTGGCGTATGAGAACCTGCCTAAGTGGTTACAACATGGAATTTTAGTATGGAACAAAGGTAATGTCGAACTTGAAAATGGATCAAAGATACTGGCTGCTTCTACGTCTGCAAGTGCTGTCCGAGGCATGTCATTCAATATCCTCTTCCTCGATGAGTTTGCGTTCGTTCCGAACCATGTTGCAGAGCAATTCTTTGCATCTGTTTATCCTACTATTACTTCTGGTAAATCAACGAAAGTAATTATCATCTCCACTCCTAATGGTATGAACCACTTCTATAAGATGTGGGAAGATGCTAGGAATGGTAAGAATGGTTATACTACTAATGAAGTACATTGGTCTCAAGTTCCAGGCAGAGATGCTAAGTGGAAGGAAGAGACAATGAAGAACACTTCCAAGAGACAGTTCGCACAGGAGTTTGAGTGTGACTTCCTTGGATCTGCTGATACATTAATATCACCAGCAAAACTACAAGCTATCCCATTTGAAGAACCATTAATAAGCAATGCAGGACTTGACGTATACGAACGAGTGCAAGAAGATCATGAATACATTATTACTGTGGACGTTGCCAGAGGAATTGGTGGCGACTATAGTGCTTTCATCGTGTTTGATATCACCACTATCCCGTATAAAATTGTTGCCAAATACCGTGATAATGAGATTAAGCCTGTCATGTTTCCTTCAGTCATATTCCAAGTAGCAAAGGAATATAACTTACCTTATATACTTGTAGAAGTAAATGATATAGGAGATAGTATAGCAGCAACACTAAACTATGACCTTGAGTATCCTAACGTACTCATGTGTGCTATGAGAGGTAGAGCTGGTCAGATAGTAGGTCAAGGGTTCTCAGGTAACAAGACACAGTTAGGTGTTAAGATGAGTATCACTGTGAAGAAGCAAGGTTGTGCTAACCTTAAAGCAATACTAGAAGAAGATAAATTAACATTCAAAGACTTCCATATACTACAAGAGCTTACAACTTTCATTCAAAGAAAGCAAGCATGGGAAGCAGATGAAGGATACCACGATGACTTAGTAATGTGTATGGTTCTCTTTGCATGGTTGTGTATGCAAGAGTATTTCAAGGAGATGACTGATCAAGATGTTCGTAGAAGAATATATGAGGAACAACGTAATCAGATAGAACAGGACATGGCTCCATTTGGATTTATTGATGATGGACTAGGTGATGATTCATTTGTAGAAGATGGATCTATTTGGGAATATGGTACTACCCAAGAAGACGTAACTTATATGCTTCCTGATAGGTAATGGATTTAGAACAGCAATTTGACTTAGAACACTTGCTGTTTAAGCAAAGGAAATGTAGATCTTGTGGAAGAACAAAAGATCTATTGGATGATTTTTATTTGATTAGAAAGAATAGAAGTAGGTTGGCTTCCTCATATTCATATGAATGTAAGGTATGTACAGTTGAAAGAGTAGTGAAAACCAGAAAAGGTAAGAAGAAAAATAGACCTAGACCTTTACCTCCATACCTAGCAGACTATCCAGACTGGTAGTTCATGCATTGTTTCCCCGTCTGAGAGTTACTATTTTCTAAATAAGTATAGACAATTTTAGCGATCATTTATCGGGAGTAACTAAACATGGCAAGTCAAATCTCGCCTGGTGTTATTGTCAAGGAAAGAGACCTTACAACTGGTACTGTTGTTAACGCTGCTTCAAATACTGCTGCAGTAGTTTCAACATTCCAAAAGGGTCCAGTCGGACAAATCACCACGATAGCTTCACAAAGGGAATTAGTAGATACATTCGGATCACCAGGTGATTCTAATGCTGATGATTTCTTTGTAGCTTCAGAATTTTTAAACTACGGTGGTCGCCTTTCAGTGGTAAGAGCCGAGACAGGAGCAGTTAACGCTGGTGCTGCAGCAATTATTAGGAATAAGGTAGACTACGAATCACGTGTAGAAGGCACAACTCCAGCATGGAAATGGGCAGCTCAAACTCCAGGTATTTGGGGTAACGACTATGATGTCGTTGTAGCAGACCGTGGTGCTGATCAGTATGTTACTTTCGCTTCTGCACCTGCAGGAATTGCAGCTGGAACAAACTTAGCATTCAGTTCTGGTAAAGCAGCTGAGGTTCTTTCTTGGGATGCTGGATCATTAACTGGTGCTGTTATACTAGATGATCCTACAGTTCGTGTTACTTCTGCTGATACTCTCGACACTCCCGACACAGGTCGAGTAAGTGGTGTGACAGTTAACAATGCTGGTGCATCATATACAACAGCAACATCTCTTGCTACAACAGGTGGTGGTGGTACTGGTGCTAAGGTAGACATTGTGGTAACAACTGGTAACCCAGAAGGTTTAACAGTTACAAGTGGTGGTTCAACATACGGTGCTACAGGTACTGCAGTTGCTACTACAGGTGGTAATGGAACAGGTCTTACACTTGACTTCACTTCTACTGGTGGTGTTGTTGATAGCGTATCTGTTGCTAACGCTGGTGACGGTCAATATCAAGTTAACGATGTAGTTACAATTACTGGTGGTGGTAACAACGCACAAATAACTGTTACATCTGTAAGAGGAGCAATCACTTCTGTTTCTGTTACTGGTGGTGATCCTGGTATTGGATATGCTGTTGGTGATACACTATCAGTTACTCAGTCTGGTGCATCTTCAGGTACAGTAGATGTTTCTGCAGTTCAGGATACAACAATCGCTGTTACAGTAGAAGACTGGTGGACTAACACAAACACAGACGGTACTAAGTCTAGTTCTGATGATGGTAAGATTAAACTATCTGCTATCGGTCCTCGTCCTGGTACTTCCGCATTTGCTGCAAACTTAGGACTATCTTATGACGAAGTTCATGTTGGTGTTGTAGAAAGATCAACTAAGAGTGTTGTAGAAAGACTACAATATCTTTCCAAGTTCAGTGATGGTAAAACATCAGAAGGAGCTTCTTCTTACTATCCAACATATGTTAAGGAAGTTTCTAACTACGTTTACTTTGGTGATCACGTAGCTGCTTCACACAACCCTAGCACTTCTGGTGCTGGACTTGCTGCTGGTACTGCTGCTACTGCTGGAGCTTCTGGTCAGAAGTTACAACTTTTTGGTGTTGTTAATACAGCACTTGCAGGTGGTACTGATGACTATGCATACACAACTGCAGAGTTTAGTACAGGTCTTCAAGAGTTTAATGATACAGAGACAGTTGATGTTGACTTCATCCTTATGGGTGGTTCAATGGGAACTGAAGCAGATTCTAAGTTGAAAGCTGCTGCATGTATCACTACTGCTAACCTAAGAAAAGATGCTGTTGCATTTGTTTCTGCACACAAAGGTGCTCAGGTTTCTGGAACTGTTGCTCTTTCAAGAAAAGATCAGAAGGATAACACAGTTAACTTCTTCTCAACATTAAGTTCTTCTTCATACGCAGTATTTGATAGCGGTTATAAGTATTTCTATGATCGTTTCAATGATAAGTATCGTTATGTTCCTTGCAACGGAGATGTTGCTGGTCTATGTGTTGCAACTTCTACAACACTTGATGACTGGTTCTCACCTGCAGGACTTACACGAGGTGGAGTTCGTAATGCTATTAAACTAGCATACAACCCAACTTCAGCAGATAGAGATGAACTTTATCAGAATAGAATCAATCCTATTGTTTCTTTCCCTGGTCAAGGCATCACACTATTTGGTGATAAGACTGCACTATCTTCACCTTCTGCATTCGACAGAATTAATGTTCGTAGACTCTTCATCAATATTGAAGAGAGAGCAGAAGCACTTGCTAAGGCAGTTATCTTTGAACAAAATGATGAGACTACAAGAGCTGGTTTCAATAATGCACTTTCTTCTTACCTTTCTGAGGTACAAGCTGGAAGGGGTGTTACAGACTTCCAAGTAGTATGTGATGAGTCAAATAATACACCTAGTGTTATTGACCGTAATGAATTTGTCGCCGAGGTTTACATCAAGCCTACACGCTCTATCAACTACATTACATTATCATTTGTCGCTACGAGATCTGGAGTTTCCTTCAGCGAAGTCGTAGGTCGTTCTTAATCCATAACCACAAACTCGTAGGAAGGTAATTTAAAATGGCTATTAATTCAAACGTATCGCAGTTTCTTAATAAGATCAAGCAGGGTGTTAAACCCAATATGTATCAGGTCAGTGTTAACTGGCCTAGTGAGCTTGATCAAGGAAAAGGAGCTACAGATAAGGATCTAGTAAACATTCTTTGTAAGTCTGCAGCACTCCCTGCATCTAACTTAGGTGTAATAGAAGTCCCATTTAGAGGACGTACAGTAAAAATCGCAGGTGATCGCACCTTCGATACATGGTCTGCAACATTCATCAATGATGAAGACATGAAGATTCGTGCTTATTTTGAAGAGTGGTTGGCTAAAATCAACTCTCATGAAAATAATGCATCTCCATTATTCAGACCAACAAGTAATTCTGAGGGTTACATGGCTAACCTTTCAGTTATACAACTTGAAAAGAATGCAACTACTGGTACTATTTCTGGTGGTGGTATCAGAGAGTATACACTCTGGCATGCATTCCCAACTAGTGTTTCACAAATCGATCTAGCTTATGATAGCAACGATCAGGTTTCTGAATTCTCAGTTGAGTTCCAATTATCATACTGGACAGCAGAAGCTAAGGCATCTGCGGAGTCATCTCCTCCAAATATCAAAGAAACCGTCTCGGCTTAACTAGTATAAATAGTATAGTTGGTTAGACGAATAATATAATGAGTCAACTATTTGGATTCCAAATTAACAAGAAAGGGGAACGGAAGGGTCAATCTCCCGTTCCTCCAAATGCTGAAGACGGTGTTGCCGTAGCAGCAGGTGGTTACTTTGGCACATATGTTGAAACTGATGCACAGGCAAGAAACGAGTTTGATCTCATAAAAAGGTATAGGGATATGTCCCTTCACCCAGAATGTGATTCAGCTGTTGATGATATTGTTAACGAGTTTGTGGTTAATGACCTTAACGATACCTGTGTACAAATTGATTTAACAAATTTGGAAGTGGGAGCTTCCGTAAAGAAAAGGATCCGAGAAGAGTTTGATTATATCAAGCGTCTTCTCGGTTTTGATATGAAAGCCCATGAAATTATACGTAATTGGTATGTAGATGGTAGGGCATATTACCATAAAGTAATAGATTTAGCGAAACCAACAGAAGGAATTACTGAGCTTCGCTACATTGACCCAATGAAAATAAGAAGGGTCAGACAAAAAATTAAGAAGGTAGAAGATCCAACAACTGTACGTGGTACTGCCCTTGAACATGAGTGGGGAGACTACGTAGATTATTATATCTACAACCCACAAGGTTTTGGTAGACAGTCTTCAATGGTTGGTACTGGAGATTTTACTGGTAACCAAGGAATTAGATTAGCATACGATTCTGTTACATTTAGCCATTCTGGATTGATGGACATGAACAGAAGGATGCATCTTAGTTTCTTGCATAAAGGAATTAAGTCTCTCAATCAACTTAGAATGATTGAGGATGCTCTGGTCATCTATCGTTTATCTCGTGCACCAGAAAGAAGAATATTTTACATCGATGTAGGTAACCTTCCAAAGGTAAAAGCGGAACAATATCTACGTGATGTAATGTCTCGCTACAGGAATAAGCTTGTCTATGATGCACAGACAGGTGAGATTAGAGATGATAAAAAGCATATGAGTATGCTTGAGGATTTCTGGTTACCTCGTAGAGAGGGTGGTAGAGGAACTGAAATTACTACTTTACCTGGAGGACAAAACCTTGGTGAACTTAAAGACGTTGAATATTTTAAGAAGAAGTTATATAACTCACTTAACCTTCCACCATCTCGCCTTACTGACGATAACAAAGGTTTTAATCTCGGTAAGACTACGGAAGTTCTTAGAGACGAACTCAAGTTTACTAAGTTCATTGGAAGACTACGCAAAAGATTTAGTTTCCTTTTCCAAGACATTCTTAAGACTCAACTAATTCTTAAAGGAGTTATTGCTCCTGAAGATTGGGATGATATGCAAGAGCATATCCAGTATGATTACATACACGACAATCATTTCAATGAATTAAAAGAGCTTGAGATGGAAACCCAAAGGATTGCTCTAGTAACACAGATGGATCCTTACGTGGGTAAATATTATTCTGTTGATTATATTCGCCGTAATATTCTTGGTCACAAAGAAACAGATATTAAGGAACAAGATAAGCAGATGAAGAAGGAGATTGAACTAGGTCTCGTTATGGATCCAATCGATATGAATACATTCGATACAATGGATCGTCAGAACGATGCTTTCGCTCCTGAGATCGAGGCACAAAATGCTGAAGATGATCAAAAGAGAGACATGGAATTGGCTAAGCAACAAGCTAAGCTTAAACCTGCTCCAACCAAAACCACTAGTAATACTAAATAAAAGATAGTCATGGAACAATCGAACCCTAACGCTGAAGTTCTTTCAGTAGTTGATACTCTTAAAGACGGCAAAAGAGCTGATGCATTAGATGCAATTTCAGATATTCTTTATGGTCGTGCTGCAGAGGCAATCAAGAGTTACAAGCAGGTAGTTGCCAAGACTTTTTTTGATGAACCACAGGTAGAGGAGCCATCCAATGAAACTGATAACGGAACAGATTGAAGATGTAAAAGTCATTACTGAAGGTAAAGGTGATGATAAAAAATTATACATCGAAGGTGTTTTCTTACAAGCAGAACTTAAAAATAGAAACGGTAGAGTATACCCTTTCAAAGTTCTTGAAACTGAAGTAGGTAGATACAATGAAGAATACGTTAAAACAAAACGTGCTCTTGGGGAGTTGGGCCATCCTGACGGTCCTACTGTTAATCTTGACCGTGTTTCACACAGAATTACCTCGCTTAGAGCTGAGGGATCAAACTTCATCGGCAAGGCACAGATCTTAGACACACCAATGGGTAAGATCGCTAAGTCTCTTTTAGGAGAGGGTGTTCAGTTAGGTGTATCATCTAGAGGAATGGGTAGCATCGACAAACAAGAAGATGCTAATTATGTAATGGATGATTTCATGTTAGCAACAGCAGCAGATATAGTTGCTGATCCTTCCGCACCTGATGCCTTTGTTAATGGTATCATGGAAGGTAAAGAGTGGGTTTGGAGCAACGGTATTCTTAAGGAAACCGAAGTTGCTAAATACCAGAGTTATGTGAGCAAGTCTACTCACAAAAATCTTGAGGAAAGAACACTCAAAGTGTTTGAGCATTTCCTTTCAGGATTGTAAATCTATAAATAAACTTAGACTTATTGTACGAATCTTAGGGGAAACTCAAATGTCAGATATGTTAAACGAAAAGTTTGCGGAATTCGTTAGTGAGAATGAAAAAGTTCTTTCTGAGGCTGGACAAGATCCAATGCCTAGTGTTTCTGCGGCTGTTCTTCCATCAAACCCACCAGCACCTGGTGCGGTAACAGGTGAACCCAAGAGGGATTCCCACAAAGATCCTCAACCTAGTGTTGGGACAGATGCTGCTACTGCAGGTCAGTCAATAACCGACAACGGAGGTCCAAGACCTGATGGAAATGATGAAGGTGAAGATAATCCAGGTGCTAAGGCTGCTGCCCCCGTTGGAGCCAAAGGAGCACAATCAGATGGTACAGCACAAACCGCAAATATAAATGATGCTGGTGATCAAGGAGCAACACCTTCCGTAGGTACTGCTGCTGCTTATGGTACTACTACTGGTCCTGACGTACAATATCCAGTTAAGCCTTCATTCGAGGAAGTTGACGTGGCTGACGATGTTAAAGCTCTCCTTGAAGGTACAGAACTCTCTGAAGAGTTTGCTGAGAAAGCCAAGACAATCTTCGAGGCTGCTATCAAGTCAAAACTTGCAGAAGAGCATACAAAGCTTGTAGAACACTTTGCTAAAGAATCTGCTGAGAAAGTTGAGTCTGCTAAGGCAGAACTTGCAGAGGAAGTTAATGGCACAGTTAACTACGCCATCGGTAGATGGGTTGAAGAGAACCAAATCGCCCTAGACCGTGGTATAAAGAATGAGATTACAGAAGACTTCATTGCAGGTCTGAAGAATCTCTTTGAAGAGCACTACATTTCTATCCCCGATGAGAAAGTCGATGTGGTAGAAGGTATGGCTGAACAAATTCGTAAAATGGAAGAACGCCTTGACGAACAGGTCAAGTCTAATGTGAAACTTCAAACTCGTCTAGATGAGAACACAAAGAAAGTTATTCTGAACACTGTGTCAGAAGGATTGGTGGATACTCAGAAAGACAAACTAGCTGCACTTGCAGAAGGAATTGAATTTACTTCAGAGGAAGAATATTCCAAGAAGATCAATACTCTCAAGGAAAGCTACTTCAAAGGAGATGCTCCTAAAGTAGCATCTGCAGCAGATGAAACTCCTGTCGAGGAAGTTGCAACTACACCAGCTATGAACGCTTATGTGGATGCTCTTAGTCGTTGGGAATAAACACAACAATTAACGATATTCTCATAGAGGTATAATCGCATGTTTAATGCAAAAGCCCTAACAGAGAAGTGGGATCCTGTTCTTAGTCACGAAGGTAGTTCTACCATCAAAGACAATTATAAGAAAGCGGTTACCGCAGTTCTGTTAGAAAACCAAGAAAGATTCCTTCGTGAAGAGAAGGGAATGCTTAATGAAGTCGCCGTGAACGCTCTCGGTGCAAGTACTGTATCCCCTGCTGGATCAGCACTCGGTAACGCCAATACAGCTGGACTAGCTGGTTTCGACCCAGTTCTCATCAGCTTGATTCGCCGTTCAATGCCTAATCTAGTTGCATATGATATCTGTGGTGTTCAGCCTATGTCTGGACCTACTGGATTGATCTTTGCAATGAGATCACGTTACGAGAACCAAGGTGGAGAGGAAGCACTCTTCAACGAGGCAGACACAGGATTCTCTGCTGGTGGAGACACCAACAAGGGAGACTATGCTGTTCGTGAAGGAGATGGTACTTCAGCTTCAGGTAACTCATTATCTGATGGTAACAACCCAGCTCTTCTTAATGACGCTTCTCCAGGAACCTACGAGGTTGCTAATGGAATGTCTAGGGAAGACCTAGAAACAATGGGTGACACAGGAAACTTATTCCGTGAAATGTCATTCAGCATTGAGAAGACTTCTGTGACTGCTAAGTCCAGAGCCCTCAAAGCAGAGTACACCTTAGAACTAGCTCAAGACTTGAAAGCTATTCATGGATTAGATGCCGAGCAAGAACTTGCTAACATCCTATCTTCTGAAGTGCTTGCTGAAATCAACCGTGAGGTTGTTCGTAGAGTCTATAGCGTTGCTAAGAAAGGTGCTGCTAATAACGTAGCAACTGCTGGTGTATTCGACCTAGACGTAGATAGTAATGGTAGATGGTCAGTTGAGAAATTCAAAGGACTCCTATTCCAAATCGAGAGAGATTGTAACGCAATCGCACAAGAGACTCGTAGAGGAAAGGGTAACTTCTTGATGTGTTCTGCTGACGTTGCTAGTGCTCTAGCAATGGCTGGTGTACTTGACTATAGTTCTGGTTTAACTGGTGCTGGTGGTCCTTCCATCGGTGAAGTTGATGATACTGGAAATCTTCTAGTTGGTACAATCAACGGACGCATTAAGGTCTACGTTGACCCTTATGCTGCTAATCTATCTGATAAGCACTACTATGTTGTTGGTTATAAGGGAACTTCTCCTTATGACGCTGGATTATTCTATTGCCCATATGTACCTCTACAAATGGTTCGCAGTATTGATCCTAACAACTTCCAACCAAAAATTGGATTCAAGACACGTTATGGTATGGTTTCAAACCCATTCGTTACAACTAACGGTGCATACAATGGTACTCCTGATGGAGAGACCCTCACCGCTAATGCTAACATGTACTACAGACGTGTACAAGTTACTAACCTCATGTAAAC